CCGCTGCCACTCTGCCACGTATTCAGTCGCAGAATATGTTCCGACTTTCAGGGTGGCGCGAAGTTCCCCACCACCCTCGTCAAAATCAATCGATCTATTCAGGGTTGTGACAGTTGTTCCGTAGAAAAACTGACTCAAAGTTTTAATTGTGCTCATGTTGCTCCCAACAATTTCTGGCCACCAGAGCCGAAGTAATTATTCAGTTGCTCGACAAGGTTCCCGATCTGCTCATTGTTTAGGCCAGTTCCAGGCATCACAGTCACTGTTACATTGACCGAACTTGCAGACTGGCGGTTTGCAAGGAACTCTTTCAAGTCTTGGTTGGTTTCCGCTGGAACCACTCGCTCTCCAGGGTTCAAAACTGCTGGGAAGTTATCCCCAAGATTACCACCACCAGCAGATCTCGGCACCTCGGTGATGCCATTTTTAAGACCAACTCCAGCAATTTTGGCGACGTTTGCTGCGGTGGCAGCGCCAACCAATGCAGCAAGACCGAAGTTGAATGGAGGTGGAGCCGATGCTAGTGCTTTTTGAACGGCAGCATATCCATCGATAGTCGCCTGAGTGATTGCAGCAGCCTTTCCGATTGCTGCAAGCTCTTTGTTTCCAGAGGATGCCAAGCCAGCAATGGTGCCCATAGTTGACTTGAAGTTTTCCTGCCTAGTTTTTTCCTGTTGAGCATTGAACTGAGTGATAGCAGTTTGCTGTTTTGCATTTTCGAGAGCGTAATTCTGACCAAGAGCAATTTTAGCACGATTGTATTCATCGTCCGTGATCAGATTGTTTGCTCTAGCAATAGCCAACTGCTCCTGCTCTTTTGCATACTGCTCATCTCTCAACTGTGCTTGCAGATCGAAAAATGCAGTCTGGGCTTCAATCTGAGCAGCATAGTCCTCTTGAACAAGGGCCATCCGTTGCGCATGATTTTCTGCCAGCATTTGGTTTGCAAACTCAAACTGCGAACTAATTGCAATGTTCTGATCTGCCAAACCTTGAGCAAATGACTTTAGAATTTCTGCCTGCTTTTCAGTGAGTGCAGATGTCGTTTGAATAGCATTTCCGAACTTTTCCTGCTCGGCAGTCGCGCCAGATGCGCTTGTCTTCATATTTTCAAACGCAGTCTCACCAGCGGCTCTCAACTGGGTCAGCTTATCGGCTGCCATCCCGAGGACCGTGGTATCTGAGAAGGAATTTTTTGTCTCCTCCCACTGCTTTTTTGTCTCTGAAAAATCAACTCCTAGATCGTTTCCTGACAATTTGTCGTAGAGCCAGATGATTGATTCAATCAACCCAGCAGCCGCAACTTGGACCGCATTGAAGGCACCCTTCAGAACCCGCATTGCAATGTCACCGACTTGCCCGACCGAAATTAGAATGTCCAAAAGATCCAATAGAGCTCGCCCAAGACCCTCTCGAACTGCGGAGCCGCCGCCAGCAATTTCACTTGTGAGGCTCGACATCATAGCCGCGCCCTCGCGCATGACCGCTATGAAGACATCATTCGATGTAACTGACTTGGAGATCTCCTCGATCATGTTTCCATAGGCGTTCTGCAAGCCAAGCAAAGCGCCTCCGAACGTGTTCATCTTTGCCGCAGCAGCCCCACCGAATCTCTGGGTAAGGGCCTCGGTGACCACCGCAAGATTCTGCGTAGAATCCTCAGTAAGATTCAGTGTGATGCCCAGTTTTCGGAGTGCGCCATCATTGCCATTGATAGCCTTGGCCACCATTTCGGTGGTCGATGACAAATCCTTGCCCAGCGCGGCAGATAAGTCGATTGCAGCTTGTTGAGCGGCCTGCAGACCACTCGAATTTAGCTTAGTGAGTGATGATAGGACCGCCAAGTTTGAGGCCACCACGTCGTCACCAATGCCAGTCAATTCTTCCATCTGCCCAGCGAAGGCAGCCAGATCATTGAGCGCGGTCTTTGAATAGTTTCCAGACAACTTGAGGGATGTTCCGAGGCGGGTTAGCGCCTCCTCTTCCTTCAATGCTGATTCAGCGCCTTCCTTTAGAGCATCGGCCAGGAACCCAGCCGCATCCTTGAGCATCCCAAATGCTCCGAGGACCGCGTTTGATGCGAGAAAACCAGTCATTGTCGCCATTGACTGCTGGAAGAATGATGTCTTTTTTGATGAATTGTTTGAGAACTCCGAGATGGCCTTATCCATTTTCTCGGTTGCGCCTGAAACAGCCTTCGTTGCCGATGCCATTTCTGCGCGGAGTTGCGCAGTTTCAGCGGTTAGCTGGACTACAATTTCCTCAAGAGTTGCCATTATTGACCCCCGTCCATGATGCCTCTAGATCGTCAAGCTCGGACTCGTCGAGCGGCTTGATGGTATGTCCAGTTGCGGCATTATACAACGGCCAGAACTCTGCAAAAGTCATCTTCCAAAAGTCCACTGGCCTCATGTTAAGTTTACCAACACAAAACGTTAAAAGGCCAGTGTAGTCTATTGGCTCTCGACTAGGCTCGATTGATACTAGCTTTTTTTTTGAGACTTTGTTGGTTGAGCTGCAAACTTGTTTCCAGCAGTGCATCTAGCCAGGAAAATAACAATCTGAGTGCAGATCTTGATTCCATCGGTCATGCAAAGCTGATGAATTTCCTCAAGGCCCTTGCGCTTCTCACCTTCTTCAACGTGCTGATTGAAATAGATGATCTGAACTGCGTCAGTCAAAGGTGGGAGTGATTTAGCTGCGTCTAGTGGGTCGATTTTTCCAGACCCAATATCGATGCCCTTGCCATATTTGAAAGCCAAATAAGCGAGACCGCCCATCTTAGATTCCATTGCAGCAAGGTTTTCAAAAGTAGGACGGAGGAGAATTTTCTCACCTCCGACCTCGATAAGCATTTCGTTCTTGAACTTATTTTCCATGTGACCCCTTATGCAGGGATCACCGCGATTGTAACGGGTCCGCTGCTTGAAGCTGAGATCGAATAGCTCGACTCTGCATCATAGTCGCCTGAAATTTCGAGTGATGTCAATTTAAAACACCCTTCGTAAAGCTTGCCTGTCTTTACCTCGACAAACATCAAGCAAGTAAGTTCATTCGCCAAGAATTTTTCCATCAATTTTTGGAAAACAGGATAGTTGTTGTAAACACCAGATCCTGAAATTTCTAGGCTTCGCTTACCAGCTTTGTCGAGCATCACTGTCCACTCGTCGGAGTCTTCATTCGTGATGTCGATACCTTCTGCCGAGAAGCTGATTGACTTAGAACGAAGTCCACCAGTTGATTTGAAAAGCAAAATATCCAGATCCGCCTCAGTCGCATCCATAGCGATAACTGCGCCAGATCTTGTTGCGCTCACTTTGAAAGTGTCAGCATCGACAATTTCTTTTACAAAGTAGAATTGAGTTGTAGTGACCGCAGTCACCGCACCCAAAGTGATGAATTTTACAATGTCACCGACTTTCAATCCGTGAGCGACTGATGTGATAGAAGAAGAGGTGTTAGTCGTAGCGGCACTTGCATCCACGCAGGCCTTAAGCAACAACTCCTTGCCACCCATCTCATTCTGTGCAGTGTTGCACGTTCCCATGTTATACCTCCCCTAAAAATAGGTTAAAAATTTGAACTCCATGTTTTGTCCGTCCGTCTGGCTCGTCGAGAATATCGATTGTTGATCTCCTATGAGCAACCACGTTCCAGCCTTCTATACAAATATCCTGCTTGTGCAGTAATTCGTCAACCCGAGCTTGTATCTGCTGGACTTTAAGATCACCTTGCCATGGCGCTTGATACCAAACATCGATCTGATACTGAAACTGAACACCCTCCCAGTCATGGTTGCCACGATCCTGCATCGGCTTGATGGCAATTTTTATGTATGGATATGGTCGAGAATCAGGCACGTGATCGTATATTTTGGGGTCCGCAGTCGTCCCGCCGAGCAGAGTCTTGAGGGTCGCATCTCCAGCCAAAGTAGTATAGATTGTCTTCTGGGTTTCGGTCATCGGCCATGTCATTTTGTGCCCTCCTTCATTGCTTTCTCCATATAGTGCGCGAAAATTTTGGCAACCTCATCCGAAACATTCGACACTGCCAGCGATAGCCATGGTCTCGGTGCCATGTTTTCGGTCCCGAACTCAAGCCATGCTGCGTATTTTAAATTAGAGCCAACCTGACCGACTCCATCCTTGTAATTGAACTTAATTGACTGCCTAAGTCGTCCAGTGTCGGTATGCGGAGGATCTCCAGGCTTTGAAACCGAGACTGTTCGCTTTGGGGAATATCTGATCTGGCTAGTTCCACCAGCATTTTCAGATACAATTTTGATGGCCTCGGCGTGAAGCAAAACAGTGGCCTCTTTTACCGCCATATTTCTGTTTTTTTCAAACGAATCGGCCATAGTCTTCGCAGCCTTCATCAGTTTGTCAGCGCCCTTAATGCCACCCTTTATCACGAACCGACCCCTTCCTCAGCCTCTATATTCAGAAACCATCGCTCCTCATTCTCCCGAGATATTCCATGAATCTGGAGGATCCTCCCCTCAAATAGAATTCTCATCTCTGTGGTCAAACCTTCCATCCATCTGATGACAATTTTGTGAGTTGTTGTCGGCTGAATCTGCTGCGAAAACTGACGCTCACGCGCGGACGTTGGGGTGACTTTTGCCCATACTTCGGTGAAGTCACTCCAACTTTCAAGCCATCCACCTTGCCCATCTGGGGTTCTTGAGAGCGCCTGGAACTTGATTCTTTGTCTTAGTTCACTGATCTTAGCACCCAAGTTTCACCCTCCTGTATCCATCAACCAGTGCGAAAATGTGCGGTGGGGTCTTCATTTCTGCCTGATCTCCCCTATTCTCATACATGTGCGCGACAAGCTCTTTCACTGCTTGCTTGATGTCCATTGGCACCACCGAACTTAATCCAAACCCAACTTTGACCCTGAATCTGATTCCATTCGACGGCCGTAGGATTGTCGTCGGCCAGACTGCACCAAGTTTTAATCCAACTCTGCATCTTGGCCCAGCCGAGTCGAAAACATAGTTGGACGGATTCTCTACAATTTCTTGGTCATCAGAATAGGTCGAAAACTGAACCAATTCGATGCCAGAACCGATGGGGAGTGTGATGTTTCTGCTCGGAGTGACCATCTCATTGATTGATATTTCACGAGTGCCATCCCACCACTTGCGCGAAGAGGACATAGGCCAGTTGTCCATGAAGACATCCCAGATCTGCTCAACAAACTTGTGGTCAGTGTAATTTTCCAGCATTTTTACGGCTGCTGCTTCCATCACCTGAATTCTTCCGTCTTCGAGGTTGTTGTCTATTCGCAGATACTCTTTTAGTTCCGCTACGCTTACCACTGGCTCGGGTGGTCCCGCCACTTGTTTTAGTTGAAACATTTTCAATCCTTTCAGCTATGCCATCGTCAATGAGAATTCGTGCATCACTCTCAGAAACATTGAACTCTTGACCAGAGTATCCGATGCACTCAGGCCCATCAACTGGTCGAACATATTGGTTAAAAATCAAAACTACTTTTGCCATAATAAAAAAAAGGGGATTGTTGCCAACCCCCTCCTCATTTTCAACTTTCAAACTCTAATTAAAGAGGTTGAGCTTTCAACTCAGTTGAAAGTCCAGTCACCGCAACTTGAGCGGCAACAGTTCCAGTCACATCGAGGTTCAATTTCACATAGCGTTTAACGCCACGATATTGAACAAGGTGAACTGTGTTTGCATCGGCAGCAGCAACAAGTTCCTTAACAGAACCATAGTACGCTTCTGCTGGCGCCTCGGTGAAAGTGATATTGTCGTCAGATTCCATGATCTTCAAAGCGATTTTGTTCGCATTTGTGAAGGCGAAATTTCCGACTGCTACTTGGAAAGCAAAGTTTCTGAAGTTAGCAAGATCCGCAGCAGCAGTTGTGATGTCTGCTGATACTTCTTGAGCTGCCAAAAGCAACATTGCTTTTACTGTTTGTGCTAAATTACGAAGCATTTTTAACCCCTTGTAAAATGTTGATCGAAAAATGATGAAGGGCCTTTCGACCCCCCATCTGATTACTATGCGGATTTAACTTTAAGAAGCTTGATTGCTTCAAAGTTTTTCACGCCGCCGCCCACACGCTTAGTGGTGTAGAACAGAACGTGAGGTTTCGCAGAGTAGATGTCACGGATCACGCGGATGCCGATGCGATCTACGATCTGGTAACCAGCTTTGAAGTTACCGAACGCCACTGGAAGTGCGCCGTTAGCGACTGCCATCATGTCGTTTGCTTCATAAACAGGGAAACCAAGCAAAGTGGACTGAGCCGCGCCATTCAAACCAGGCTCCCACAAGTAGCGACCTTGAAGGTCTTTCAACTTGCGGAATTGTTTGATGACCGCACGTTTAGCCAGGAATGAAGCGCCATTTTTGTAGGCTTCTTTAAGGCTATACGCAAGCTCGATCAAGTCGTCTGCACCAACTGCACCAACCGCAGCAGTTTCAATCTGCTCAATTTGGTTGAAACCAGTTCCAGCATCATAAGCCAAAATACCTTTAGGCTTAAGAACGCCATCGCCAGTCATGAACGCAGTTGCTTCGTCGCGAGCAAACTTCTCGGACACCTTTTCAGCCAACCACATCTCAACATTCACGGCTGCGTCATCCAAAAGCTTTTGAGTAGCTTTAGGTTGAGCATATAGCTCGTGAACTGGGATAACGATTTTCTTCAACTTAGGAGTGCCAGTTTCGCCACGAGGTTGAGTTTCGCCAACCCAGCCAGAACCAACTTCGTCAAGATCCTCAAGGATCTCAAGGGCGTCAGTGCTGATTGTTTGAACGGATGCCAACTGACGAATCGGAGAAGATTCGTAAACCTTCTTGATGATCTCGGAACTTGTTTGAGAAGTTACCAAGAAGCCACCATCTTCATCAGAATCAACTGACATTGCTTTCAACTCCATCTCACTCGCACCTTTGCGAAGATAAGAGTTCATCAATTCAGCGTGCTTCTGCTCGCGCTCATTTTGAGGGTTAGGATTTTGACCATCATGGCCACCGCCACGATTCAATGCTGTTTGGATAGACTTAATTTCGCCTTCCAAGCGAGCGATTGTTTCGTTCAACTCATCGACTTTTGCAGTGCGATCAGCAGAAGCGGAACCCTTTGTCTCGATCTCCTTGATACGCGCATCATTCTGTTTTTTGAATTCTGCAAACGCTTCGTGGAGCTGCTGTAATTTTTCTTCCATGTGAAAACCTCCGTAAAAATTTATGATTTCATCATCTGGATTAGACTGTCGAAAGACTGAAGAACTTTCTTCGGGTCTTGTGACTTGGAGGCGGCTTCTCCACGAAGTGCCATTTCAATCTCATCCCTCTTGATGCCTTGCTTCTCCAATTCTTCAATGATGAAACGTGCCCTGTCAACCTCAACTAGACTTTTTGCTGAGGTAATCATGGCCTCGGTGTTCATCGGGAATGTAACAATGGAGTATTCGAACAACTTAAGTTCTTTCAGGCGGCGAACCATCGGTTTATCACGGTCTGGTTCAGCTTTGACCACCATGTATCCGATTGATAGTCCCATCTTAGCGCCCAACTGCATGGCCGTTTTTGCCAGTGAGTATTTCTCGCGGGCATCTTGGACATTCAGGTCAAGTTTTCCCTCGACAAATAGACCGTTTTCGTCTTCCTCGGCTCGGAAGTTCCAGCCAATTTGCTTCGTGGGGTTATGGTCGGCAAGAATAGGAACCACCCCGTTTGTTTCCTTGATTGATTTTTTGAACGCGCCCTTGTCCACGACATCGAGACCTAGGTCCACGTTTCCAAACGTAGAGGCATAGCCACGGATTGTCCCATTGCTATCTACGTCATCCATTTTCAGAGCGAATGATTTAAACTCAATTTTTTTGCTCATAACCAAACCTTTCGTTGGGTTCTATCGTCAACCGCAATGCTGCATCCATTAGCAAAATTGACAGTATAAAGAGTCCCGTCCTTCATAAACACTTTTGCGAGAAAGTTATTTCTGCCGACCTTCAAACCTTGCAGCTCGAAGTCAGTTAGTGTCAATTCAATCATGCCATTTTCTTCACTGATGACGCTAACATTATTTTTCTCAAGGGTTCTGCCATCCTCGTATGGGAGCAAAACCATGATTTTTTCTGCATTGAAAAGTGGAAGCGGAGTCTTGAACTCGCTCAAAATTTTAAGTTTCTTCGTCAACATAAGCCTCTCCGATGATTACGTCACTTTCCCATGTTCCCTTATCAACCACCTCGCCGACTATCATTTTTTCAGGTGCCTTGGGCTTTGGTATAGCTTTAAAGACATCCTGAGCAACCTCGTAGTCATCTGGCTTGTCGGTAAGATATTGAGCAACCAGCAATGGAACCTCTGGCATATCGACGGTATAGTTAGAATAAAGGCCTCCACGGATGGGGGTCAATTCGACTCTCATGAACTCTTTTCCAAAGCCATCAAATAGAGTCGCCTCAACCTTCAGATTTTCGTTCCCATCATGCACCTGCAAGATAAGTGGGATTTTTTCTCCAACCAAAACATCAATCATGCTGTCTCCATCGGGGGTTTTGTTTCAACTGATCGGTGTATTCATACATATCACGCACCCCTATTTTGTCATGAGATTCTTTGATAGGCAGAGTCATGAACTTCTCGATGAACCTGGAGCCGACCTCGGTGCAGATCATTTGTTTTTCATGGTTGAGGATTGCCCAGTTCAAAAGCTTATTTAGTGGCTCAATGATGGTCACTGCTATCAATGCCAACTGAGGAACTGAGTACCATTTACCAACAATAGATTTTGCCCACTCATTGATCTCGAATTCTAGGTAGCTAGGAACCTCAAAGTCGTGAAATGACTCTATCTTGTTGTGGTTTATCCACTCAGAATATGGAATCCGTCTGCATTTTGGAAACACTGCCTCGTAGACAAATACCGTCCCGAATCCAAAGATGGCGATAGCAAAGTGCGAAGCCTTTGATCGATCTGCGCGACGAATAAGCCATGCTCCTGGCTGCTTCCATACTTCTCTCGGATTTGAAAACAAAAAGCGGACTACCATGTCCATCCTCCTAGTATGTGATTCGGTCGATTATGTATTGACGGATTGTTTTTGGCTCCGCATCTCGGCTGATCTGCGGCGGCACAATTAGATTCAAAAATTCTACCGAGGTATCCGTCTCGATCATGTGCTTCAGTTCCACAGTGGCCGTATTATACCAAGAATCGATTGCACTTGAGTATAGGGTCCAGAAGTTCCCAGCCATAGTCCAAAGCTCCTGTGGGTTTTTACGAACCTCTGGTGCCGCCATTACGATGTAATGAAGCCCGAGAACATCATTGATCACCGACTTGATCTCCTTCATTATATATTGCCTTGCATAAGAACGTTCCTCGACGACCTCCGCTTTGTCGGCGAAATTGGACATGTCGTAGATTTTGTGCCTGATTAAATAATAGGCTGGAACATCCCCGTCCCCTTGCACGTATCCCAGAAGTTCCTTTCGCTCGGTCACAAAGTTTTGCTCATTCACCACGAATTCGAACTTGATCTCGCAGATTTTTTCGGACCCGTAGAAGTATTCAGCCTTCTCTGGCCGACCATTCTTCAGCATTTTGACCATTTTATTCAGGACCACGTTTGGTTTCAGATGAATAGTGAAGTCAATTTTTGCTGGATGATAGTTTGAAAACGCATCTTGCACTAGGTCCAAAACTCTCAGTCTTGATTGATAGCGGGCAGCCTCTCGGTTCGCCCACCATAGATCAAACTTAGGCTGACGATCGTCAAGATACTTCCGATATTCCTCTGGCGAGAAGATTGTCCAACCATGGGAGAGATATTCCTCTTTCTGGTTTTCAGTAATGCTCAACTGCTTCCAAGGCCAGTCGAGAGGAACCCCTCCAGCTTTGAAGGGTTCATCATTTGGTGCCGCCTGAAAAAATTTGACTGCGTATAACATTTTAACCTCTAGTTTCTTTTCGCAACTTGAATCAACAAATGAGCGCCGCCTGCATAGACTCTGATCTGATCAGCAGCGGCAGCCGCGTTTCCATATCCAAGTTGAAAAATATCGTTTGGTTCACATCGCAACATGAATGTTCCAGAAACCGAGCCATATCTATTCGCGTTTGTTTTCGAACCATTTCTCTTAGATGTCCATGGAACTTCTGCGCCATTTTTTACAATCACGCATCTGAACGGACGATCATTTGAAGACAAGTTTTGCGCTTCGACCGCATAGGAAACTCTCAAGTATCCACTGAATTCTGTCCGAATATCAGTTGCATTGACCTTAGTAAATGACGTGCCCAAAACGCTATCTAGATCAGTGTTGATTGATAGTGCGGTGAAGACTCCAGGAGCACTAGTTGTCGTTTGATTTGCTGAGTTTGTGTATTGAGCAAATGAAAATTCCATTTTGTTGATCTGCGCTTGGAGCTTCCCGATTGCAGTCAAAACAGAATCAGTCGCAACAACTGCCGAGTAATTCACGAATGAAATACCACTCAGAACCGTTGATCTCACCGCATTTGCGAAGTCGCTCACTTGCGTGGAAACTATTGAGATCAGTGCGCTAGTGATGTTTGTCACTCTTCCGAAAGCATCGGTCGTGATCTGATTCCATCTATCTGCCGCGCCATAGGTTCCAGCAGTTCCAACATTTGGCATTGCAATAGTTCTGTTTGCGGAGAGATCCCCACCCCCAGTCAGTCCAGCGCCAGCAGAAACAGTGGTTGCTTTATCTGCTTTCAGATTTAGCGCCGCCTGCTGCGCGGTCGAAACTGGTTTGTTCATGTCCGACGTATTGTCAACATTTTGAAGATCAATGTTAGTTTTTGCATTGGTCTTTTGAATTAGACTCAAGCCTTGCGCATCGGTATCAACTCTAAGTCTTTTTCCAAGAGCATCTGCGGTGGTGGCCGCAAAATTAGGGTCGTCGCCGAGTGCTGCTGCAAGCTCATTCAATGTATCCAAAGTCGATGGACTAGCATCGATCAATGCAGCAATCTGCGCGTCGGTATATGACTGCGAGGATGCCAGAGTAGCACTGTCACCACTTGCGATAGCAGCCGCCTGCGCGGTTGAAACTGGCTTATCAACATCTGATGTATTGTCCGCATTTCCCAGACCGACCTGAGCCTTGGTCACATTGTGAGGGTTTGCCATATTGTCAATGTGCGCATCGATGGCGGCGTGATTGTATGTCCCTACATTGCTCAAGTCCTGATGATCGATTGAAGATGGAATAACTTCCCATTGAATCATGTTGTTATTGTCATCATAGGAGAAAGACCAAGTATCCGATTGAATTTCTGAGAAGATTTCAACGAATAGATCAGCAACGGTTTCCTTCAACTGCTCTGATAGAGTGGGGTCCACTCCACCGACTGTCGTCCCGTCCCCGATGTAAAGTTTCCGCTCGGTGGTGTCATAGATAAGCTCACCCTCAAGTGGCACAATGCTAAGTCGTTGAGCTCTAGTTCCTCGAAGAACCTGAAGTCTAGTTACACAAGCCATTCAAAACTCCTAAATTAAATACGTTCGCGTCAAGTGGAAGTGGGACCGTGATGTTTCCCATATCAGCGCCTTGATCTGATTTATCGTCAAGTTTTTCAACCCAGCCCAGTTGAATTTTGTTCACCAAAGAAAAAAATCCAAGGCATGAGCCGATGTCCGATGAGAAGCGTTCGGAGTAGACGACTTTTGTCACCCCATCCTTTCCATCTTTTCCATCCTTGCCTGGGAGCCCTTGTTTTCCGCGAGGCCCTGGCTCCCCTTGAGGTCCTGGGTCTCCCTTGTCGCCTTTCAATCCTGGAGGACCTTCTGGTCCAACTCTATTTCTTGGTCCAGCAAACGCCATTATTAACCCCGACTCACATTATTGGACTTGAAAACTAGGACGCATCTGCAATTACAAATCTGCTCTGCACCCGCGCTCGCATCACCTGGGCCATCCATATCTGCATCTGGCGGCACTGTGAATTTTTCATCTAGTGGAACCTGAACTCCGTCCATGTGAACGTGATCGGGTCCGTTTCCATCCTTGCCACCATCGCGAGACCGATCATCGTCCTGCGATACCCACTCCTTGAACATGTTGGGGATCTCCAGTGATCGAACCGCTTGTATGCTCGCATTGTTTGATGCGCTCGCGACCTCAGTCCGAGCAATGAGCATTGATCTAGACTTGCTGAGTGATGCGAACTCCTCACGAAGATCCGCAGCAATTTCGGAGTTTGAATCACCATCGATCACTGCCCGCTCAGTGAATTTTTTCACTACGCGTGAAACTTGCTTCCTTGTTGTCCCTTCAATTTGGCCGATTGCATCACCAGTTCTCTTGGCAATATATCTGGTCGCCCAGTCCTCATACTGCTTTGTTGATTTTGTTTCGATTCCTGGCCATAGGCTTTTTGCATTGTCAAAAGTGGCCGCTCCAAAATCATTGACGGTATATTTGAGATGTCTCTGAATTGTGCGTTTGATTGCAGGCAAGTTTTCATCAACCACTTTGTTAAGTGCAAACTCCACAAGCTTCGCATCATTGACTCCCTTTATTGAATTCGCCATGTCGCTATACATTTCGTTAAAATCAGATGATAGGTCACGAGCGAACTGTTTCTCTAAGCGTTTTCTTCTTGAGTTTTGTCGCTTCCAAGAAGTGCGTTTTTCATTGCGGTTAAGAAGATTGAAAGCCTTCCAGCCTTTTTCTCCTTCATCATCGCCTTCTGATTCAATTTCATCTTCTTGAATTCCGTCATTTTGCCGTGAACTTTCAGGTGGCGGCGGCGTTGGCGTCGGTTCATTTTCATTTGGTCCCCCAGTCATATAAGATTCTGCATCAGCAACAAGGTCGCTGCCGATAACAAAAACATCCCATCCTTCTTTTGGCTCATAGCCAGTTGCCTCTCGCTTCTCATTGACAGTCAACCAACTAGCATTTTGAACTGATGTGAATTTTGCCTCACGCTTTGGAGCAAGCGCCTCGATGTCATCCTTGTCATATTTCAGAACAAGTCCATCACCGAACATTGGAGTGAGCCAATTATTTAGCTCATCCTTAATCATGTCCATCAACGGAAGAACGGTGTCCTCGTAGAATGACATACGGGCTTCTTTGTAATTGTTGAATGTCTTCTGACCAATCCCGATCAATTCAGGCGGCACCCCGAAAACTTGGCAGATGTCGATTGCAGTCACATTTTTATTCTCTAGGAACTCCATATCTTTTGGACTCATAGAGATCTGCTTCCATTCTAGGCCACCTTCGAGAAGCATTGGACGCCCAGCATTTTTTGCCCCAGCGTATTCGTTCTCAATTTCATTTTTCAAACGTGCAAACTGTTCCTCGGTCAATATTCCACCTGGGTTCGCATCGCTGACCTTCATTTGTAAAACACCAGATGGAGTCGCAGAGTTTTGAAGCAATGCCAAGTTCCACTTGTTACCAGAGTTTGCCTGATCTAGTGAATAGAGCGCGGCCTCAAGTGGAGACATCCCCCACCAGTCATTGATCGGATTGAATGACTTAAGGTGCATCATGTCCGCTTTAAGCTTCACCTGATCGACCACCCAAGTTTTTGACATATCACCATTGGTGAAAACATAGGCCATAGGATAGCCACGCGCGCCTGGGACAATCTTCATTTTGTCTGGTCTAGTCGGCCACAATTCCATAGGTGGCTGAGTTGGTCGCGGACGAACCGCTTCGACGAATGAGTTTCCAGTCAGCATATAGTATGCGACAAAGTATTCGAAGAATGATGACTGCGCCTGCATAGGGTTTGGTCGTTTGATTAGGTCGAGCAGTGGGTGGCTTTCAATTTCAAGTTCACTTCCACCCTTTCGCTTCTGATATAGCTCCCACTCGATACCCGCACACGCCTGAGCAATTTTGTGGATGCAAGCGAAGACTACCGTATTCTTTGAGTATCCCTCTTTTGCAAACCCCTCATAGTTTCTAGGAGTGCTGACTGGATTACCGACCGACCTGAATGATAGTGCGATTCTCGCTTGACTGTCTTTTCGACCAAACAATTTGCTTAAAAAACTCATAGACTTCTCACCCTTGGTTGGAATGTTTGTCGCTTATTAAATGTATCGACCATCTGGCTCGTTGTGTCCACTTGGTCATCATGGTCCCCATCAGGGAACTGCTCGTGTTCTCTAATGAAATCTTCTACCCAAGGGGCACCTTCTGGCAAGTAGCAGTTGCCAGCCTCGACCGTTGGAGTAGCCGCCGCCGCTCTGACTTGTTTGTCTTTTTGACCTGGGTCATAGGCAATGATCGGCAGAGTTGTTTCTTGCCGAAGGTCTTGAATCAAGGAGATTCCAGACGCTTTATCTTCGATCTGAACTCCAGTCGCCGACCATTTTGCGTGCAGATTTTTGATTGCAATTTTTAACTGTGGATACTCAAGTTTGTCACGGATTAGATCTGCGAGATAGTATCCGCTCGCAGTTTCAATCCATACTGCTCCGACAGAATAGTCGTTCGATATTCCTGGCTTCTGAGCAGTATCCCAAAAGCAGAAAATTCTCTTCCATTGACCACGCGCTGGAAGCTCTTTGTAGAACTTCCAATTTTTCCGCTTGAACAAACCATCCTCGCTCGCCCTCGGGTCCTGCTGAAGTTGCGATGCGACTCCACGGGTTCCAAGTGGCTTCTTGAGCGCCTCAAGAGTTTCCTTCGTGAAGCGTTCGGGCCATAGTAGCTCGCCTTTCTCGCGGCGCGGATCTTCCCACCCTATCGATGTGATCGATGGTTTTGCGTCGAACTCAGCTGGAAGTCTCAAGACCTCATAGCCGCCCTGCTTGATGCAGTGGCCAGCCAAGTCGTTTTGATGAAGACGCTGCATGATGATCACTTTTCGATAGGTCGCTGGGTTGTTCCCTCGCGTGGACATTTCGTTATCCCACCAGTCGATGACATTTTGACGCATGACTTCGGACTCTGCCTCGGTCGCTTTCATCGGGTCATCAACAACGATGTAATCGCCACCCTCACCCGTTCCAGTTCCACCGACCGACGTCGCTATTCGGTAGCCAGTCTTTGAATTGGAGAATCTGGTCTTCATATTTTGATCGTCGGCCAGACTCCAGTTGAGGTCGAATGTTTCTCGATACATTGGGCTTTCGATCACTCGGCGGCACTTTAGAGAGTCGCGGACCGATAGGGAACCAGCATAGGCAGAAAAAATCCATCTGCTGCTGGGGTCTCGGAGCCAAACCCATGGGGTCCACATAACTGCAACCGCTATCGACTTCATGTGGCGCGGTGGAACCGAAATGATTAGGTTTCTGATCTCCCCACGGGTCACAGCTTCGAGGTGCTCGCAGATGGCCCTAATATGCCAGCCATCGACGAACGGCTGCTTTGGCTCGACTATGTGCCAATGCAGTTGAATGAACTTGTGGAGCGAGTCCAGGCACTCATATCTTGCAGCAAGAAGGTATTCCTTAAACTCGTCGCGGCTCATTAGTGGTCCTGATTTTTCTGAACGCCAGTCGCTTTGACCAACATGTCTAGAATTCGAGCAGTGACCATGGTCACGTATTTCTGCCAATTGTTATCAACGAAGACTAGATCGACAGTCGCCCGACCATTGACCGTTCCACCATGCACAATTTCTGCCGAAACCAGCTCTGCAGACTTGTATTCTGGGTGATTATACTTAGGTGCTTCTTCAATCGACTTGTGAATTCCAATTTTCAAACTGTTCATTTTTCGCCTTTCGCTTTGATGATTGACGCATAGAGTTCTTTTCTACGCTTAATTTCTTCGTCGGTCAGGTTATCAATCCCATCCTTCGATGTAATTTCGATCTCTTGTTTGTCCCGCCATAGTTTTGGGAACTTGCACTTGAGCGCAAACACGACGGCCGTGGCGTTGAATCTCCCAGGCTCATCTATGATCGTTTGCTGCTTCAACTTTCCATCTTTCCCGATGATCGTCACCTTGCGTCGAATGGGTGGCAGGTCCCCCTTCGCTCCCTTTTTGAGCAGATCCTCCCAGAAAAGCATTTCGTAATGCTTCCCTAGATCCTTCGCCATTTTGAATTCTGGGTGCTTGGTCGTCCATAGGTTGAGGGTTTCCTCGGTGCAGTGGACAATGGCCCCGAATGATTCGTAGGAGTTTCCAGCCTTCATGTGTTCGATAAGCATTTGACAATACTGAGCTTTATACTTCGTCGGCCTTGGCATCATCTGCCTCCACTTCTACCACTTCGTAGCCAAATTTCGATTCTTGTTGTCCATTTTTCCATTGTTCGAACTCGTCGTATAGGAGAGCCACCGCATAGCTCAAAAGTGAACGCTTTGGAATCTTGGTCACATCGACCATGTGCTGAAGTTTCGTCCTGGCCACTTGATTGACCCGAACCACTTCACCACCATATTTGTTGGTTTTTTTACAGAGTCTGGGCCGATGCACGTTTTGAAGTGCCGCCATGAACTCATCTAAGCTTTTGCCCATACCATCTCCAGTGGCGCAGCGAGTGTCGGATTGACCGACCGACCCTTGGGAAGAAAGGACATCCCCTATCACCGCCCGTGATACTGGACTCGCCGCATCTGTTACATGTTACAGAGATGGTTTTTCACAAGTCAATTCTATCCGTGATTTCAAGTCCTTTTCCACGAAATTCAGGGCCTTTTGGACATCTGAAACCGATCGGACCACGAAATAATAGGACCCGAACCTATCAAGGTCCGCTTTGAATTGCTTTTGATTCTCGTTCATCGACTTTCCAACATCTTTGACCTCGAGGCCCACAAAAACAGGTGGGTATGCCTTGAATCTATAAAGAAGGTGGATGTCTGGGGTGCCGTTCCGTTGATATTTTGACCGCTTCTTGCGAAATATCCCCTTCTTGGCATCCCATTGACCGACTGATTCTTGAACCCAGAAGAAAACAAACGGCTTCCAGCTCAACCAGTCGCAGATGTCCCGTTTTATTTTACCCTCTGGCGTCATGGAGGATCCTTTTTAACTTCTCCCCCGATTCGATGGCGGTCAGAATTTCGTTCCTCTTCCGAATCAGGTGTGGTTTATAGCTGGCAGATTCGGAGTCTAGGTCCAACTCCTCATCAATTTCTGCCAACTGTTTACGCAGGACTTCAAGCGAATGATCTACGGCCGTTTTCTTTTCCTCGGCAGAACTCATCTCATCATTTCCTTCATTTTGCGTGCGTACGCCCGACGGGTTTTGATTACTTCCGATGTGGCCTCATGCTTTCCAGCAGCCTGAATAGCGCGGCGGCACCGAGTGATGGTCTCGAATGGAACCATCTCCTTGAACGCAGCCAGGATCTGGGCCTTTTCCCGCTTGGTGAAGTTGCACAATTTGTGGGACTCCATCATGACGTGAAAAATAAGCTCCTTGTCGCTGTTTCGCGCACTCTTATGTTTCGCTAGAACCTTATAGACCAGTTCCATTGTTGATGAAATTTTTGGCATTTTCGACCTCCTTGTTTTTGAAATTGCCCTTCAAAAGAAAACCATCAAAGAAAACCTGTCCGCATTTCCTGCAGCACGTTCGATCTCCATACTTCCACGGAGCCTGTCCCTCTGATTGATTGATGCAGTATTCATCAAAATAATCGCCACGAAACAGGTCGCACTTCACAGTCAAAACGTGGGAGCCGCACTTTGCGCAGTGCAACTCCGAGTCTTTTTTATACAGCGGGTTTTGTCTGTCCGCTCTGCTTTGCATACAGA